AATGCCCACGGCGTCAAGCGTAACACGCGTGAAATTACAATTAGCGTTTTGCGGAACCCATCATTGCACGTTTAGTTATCACCGGTTTGGCGGCGAGCCCGACGGCCCAAACGGTGCACCGGGCTAATTCGATAGGGCCCGGGCTTTTTTGGCTCGTCAACGTAATGCTATTACCGGACCGGCCGGCCACGGCCCGCGTCATATGTTCGTTTAGCGCGAGCTCGTCCGGGTGGCGTACCCGCCGCTCGCTAATCATGTTTTTTACAATCGGGGTGTAACGGGCCATTTCTTGCTGTCCGACAACTACCATGCGGCGGGCCAAATTTGCCGGGGTGAATTCCGAAAGCCCCGGCGTTATGGCAAGCTGCGTAGTTGGCTCCTCGCATACGCGGGCTACTTGCTCCCACATAGCGGCCGCGGTGTCAACCACAAATTCGGTGCACACTTGCACGCTGCCCTCATCGTGTTGCACGGCTCGAACCCCGACATACCGCAAGTCATCTAGCGAGCTGTCAACCGCGAGGATGCCGCCGGCCGGCATCGGCTCATTAGTGGCTAGTTCGGCCCACAAGCCCGGCGGAAGCCATGCCCCTACCGCCGCTACCCACGTGTTGCAATGGGCCCGTAGGAACGCTTGCCGGTCGGGGGTGTCTGCCATCGCTTGCAACGCGTCCGGGGTAATGGTGATGCCGAGCGCCGGGTTTGCCCATCCCCATTGCGCCGGGTCACCAAGATTGACCCCGGGCGGCGGTGACCATTCCGCGAAATACAATTTGCCGGGTTTGCCGGCTTCAATAATTCGCATACCTTGCTCACGTAGCTGCATCATGGCTTTTGACCCCTCGTCGCCGGCGGTGGACCACATAGAAAGCAACGGGGACGGCCGGGCGATCATGGCGGGCCGGTAGGCGTCAAAGATTACGTCCGGGCCAATGCTCCAAATTTCGTCGGCTACCACAAGGTCATAGGTGCCGCCGTGGGCGTTGGTTGGGGTTGCGGCGTTCACGTGCCACGTTGACCCGTCGGGCATTGTCACCACGTTGCGGCCGTAGCTCCACGCCACTTTTGCCCCGTAATGGGTTTCGAGCACCGGGGCTAGCTGTTGGAAAACGGCGGTAGCCCGGTCAAGTTTGTGGGCGGTACTAACCACGTATTGCGGGCCGGCGAACCGGGCACGTTCCACAAGCCACCAACCGACAAGCGCACTAAACGCCGTCGTTTTACCTTGCTGCCGCGCCGTGGATACCAAACTCTCCCGGTGGTGAAGCCGGCCGGTGTCGTCGTGCTGCAATTGGCCGGTGAGCGCTAACACTTGCCACGGCATGAGCTCCAAACCGAGCACCCGCTTAGCAAAGTCGGCCACCGCGGGTCCGTAACTCTCGTCACCCCAACCCGGCGTAACAAGTCTCGGCTCGGTTCGGCCAACATTCCGGTAATCGGCCGGCGTCGTTTCGAGCTCGCCGGCATCTGTCGATTCTCTTTCAGATATCTCAAAGCGTGGGGGCGGGGTAGGGGTGCTCTCGCAATCCAAAAACGGGACGGTGTTATCGGTGTCGCGCCTGCGTTTGTCGCGCTTCGCTTGGTACGTGCTGCCACGCTTCGCGTTGCATCCGGCGCATGAGCCGACAAGGTTTCCACGCTCATAGGCGAGCTCGGGGGCCCGGTGTAGTTCTACAACGTGGTCGGCTTGTGTAGACGGCCGGCGTTTGCACCAATGGCATAGGGGCTCGTCGGCTATCACTTGCTTGCGTAGTTCGCGCCAACGCTTGGTTCCGTAAATGTTTTGTTGGCCGCCGCTCATCGTTCACCGACCTTGGGGTTGCAGCCGCATCGTTCTACGTCGTCGCCGTACGCTGTCCACCCCACGCCGCTACACGTTGTGCACAAGCGTGGTGGCTTCTCTTTAACTATGTCTCTTTTTTTTTCACTACGTAATTGATAATGAGTAGTTACTAAGCGTATGGGTTTACCGGCGTCGGGTAATCCGTTGCCGGTAGCGGACTTATCCACAACTTTTACCGGGTAGTCATGCACAACCGTGACGGTGCGTACCCTGCCGAGCTCGTCGCGCTCTTTGTGGCGTGTTAGGTAGCCGTACGTTTCGAGCTCTTTTAGGCCGGTGCGTATGGCGTCGCGTCCGTCGGGGCCGACGCTTGCTAGGTGATTGACCCGGCAAACCCAATGGTCGGGCATTGACAGTAGGTAGGCAAGAATTCCGCGGGCCTTAAAGCTCAACGCGTGATTACGCAAAATGTCGTTGTCAACCACCGTGTAGGTGGCCGGCCTTGGGCCGCGCCTAATCATTGTTGTTACCGAAATCTTGGCGTAGCGCCTCGAACGTGGCAGCCCATGCCGGCGCGGTGCCGGTGATTTCATAGAATTTGCCGGCGAGCGTTTCCCATTTGGCGGCGCTGTCGCTGTCGGGGTGGTCAATAAGCGTTATGACGGTGATGAGCACGCCTAACGCTTTTTCTTCGTCGGCGTAGAGCGCTAGCGCGTCGTTTATGAGCTCGTCGGGCGGGGTCATGGGTTTGGGCCTCTCAATATGTCGGTGATTTCGTCCCAATCTTGGGGACGCCATGTCACGGCGTAGCTGCCGGCGTCGTCAAGCATGTTGAGCCATGCCCGTTGCCCGGGGGTTATCTTGCCGCGTTCGGTTTTAAGCTCGGCAAAGATCACGCCGGGCGGTTTGTCTCGGTGGACTAGCACAAGGTCGGGAAAGCCGGCGTTGCCTAGGTAATGGGTGCGCCATTTGCCGTTTGGGGTTAGGGCCGGCGTCGCGTGGTACACGTACCAACCGCACCATGCGGCTAGGTCGGTGACGGCTTTAAGAAAGTCGTTCTCAGTCAAGGCGCTGTTGTTTCATCCGGTCAATGGCGGTTTTGCATGCGTCGAAATCTTCGATTGCGGCCTCGTCCGGGTTTACGCCGCGTTCGGCACACAACTTTTTGTAGAACGCCACCATTTTGGGGGTTGGGGCCTGCCGGCGTTGCACCGTTGCCCCCGGGAACGCGTCTAGAACGGCGTTAGCCGGCTCGCCGCTGTCGGTGTCCCCGCCACGTGCTAACGCGGCTTGTGCGGCCTTAGAAGCGGGTTTAGCGCGGCTTCCGAGCGTTTCGCGTTTCACGGCCGGCATTGCGTCGTCAAATTCTCGGTCGGTGCCTACACGTGCAGCCACCTCGTCCGAGCTCGCAAGCGATTTGTCTATGCCGTAACCCAAGTAGCCCAACGCGCGGCCCACGGCGCTTGTGTAGCCAACCATTAGTTCGCTGTTGCGGGTGTACGGGGTGCGGCCCGGGATGGGTTCGAGCACGCTTCCGCGCACCGGGCGCGTGTCGTCCGGGGTTAGGTACACCCATACCGAGCAACCAATAAACGTTTGGTCACCGATGGTTTGCACCGTATGGGGCTCTTCGACAATTCTCATGTCGGGATGGTCGGCTAACGCTGCAAGTAGGCGTTGGTTTACGGTTACGTAGCCGTCAAGGTTCACGACCAAACCCCCAATTCGCGCATTTTGTTATGCAATTGGGCAAGCCCGCACTTGCATGGTTCCGGTACCCAATAGCGGCAACTTGGGTCATGGCGCGTGTAAGTGTTGAGCTTGTCAAGCAACGTTTTAACGGTGTCGCTCAACTTGGGTGTCCGGTCACGGGCCGCGTCTTTGTCCACGATAAGTGGCCGGTGGCCGTCCACAAGCCGGTAGGTGAAATGGCCGCCGCCGTGATCGTTGGTCACAATCTCATAGGCACCGAACTTGGCTTTGCGTAGGTCACGCAACCGGGCCGAAACACCGGTTTGGGTGCCGCCAACAATCGCGTGGATTTGGGCCACGGTGCGCGGCTGTCCGTCACGCATAAGGTAAAAAATGCGTTCTAGTTGGTTAAGTAGCCGGCCGTCGTCGGCGGCTGTCACGTAGTAACCGTCAAAAATCGACGGTTGGTCGGGCATGGTCGGGGTCATGCTGTCTCGCTTTCTCTGGTTGGTTAGTCGGTGTAGCCCCACGGTGACCACCCACTAGCGGAATACGCCAGTAGCGCCACCCTTAGGTTGTAGGCCGGCTCATAGAGTCGGTCGGCGTCTAGTTCGAGCCGGTACACCCAAAAGCCGTTTATTTGGGTAAGCCCGC